TCTTGCAGAAAATCCTTATGTTTATAAAGATGATTATGTAATAGAACCATGGGAGACAGTACCTAGAACAATAGAAGATGAACCTGACAGGGTAAATAAAATAAAAGCATTAGGCAACGCAGTTGTTCCTGCTTGTGCAGAGTTTGTAGGAATTTGTATTTCAAATTCTCTTAAGTATGGAACACTTGTTTTTGATAGTAGATATGAAAATAATTAAACATTTAAAAGATAGGTTTTCTTATTGGCTAGAAGTTAGAGCTTATGAGAAACAAAAAAGAAATGAACCACTTTGGGTTGCAGAACCTGAAAATGTTATATGTGATAAATTACTTGAATCTTTAGAAAAATACGAAAATTAAAACTGAACTTTTCTTTTAGAAGCTTTACTAGCCTTATCTTTCATAGATTGTGAAACTTTAGATGGATCTGTATTCCAATCAACTCCTACAGTACCATACATGTATACCCTTGAAGATATTTGTCTTTGTGATTTAGCGTTACATTTCTCACACTTTATTATTGGGTCTTCGTGTATTGAATGTCTTACATCAAATAAATGCTCACATTTAGAACATTTATACTCATAAAGAGCCATTATTTAATCGTCTGAGTCTTCTTTAAAGGCTTTACAAATTTTAAGATATAAGTTGACCATGTCGTCAGCATCTTGAACAAGATTAATTCCTTTAATTCTCATATAGTTAAATTGTTTGAGAACCATTTCTTTAAATTGCTCATCATCGACGAGTTCGTTAACAGCATCTTCTCTTTTTGTACCTTCTGGGAAATTAAAATCTGTCATATTAATCTAGTATACCTGCTGATGTAAAGAATTGTCTCTTGTACTTGCTTAATATTTTCATATCAGCTTTTTGCAACAGGTCAGAATTCATTTGGTCTAGCACTGATTCATAAGTAACTTGATAATCTCCGATACCTTCGTTCTTAACCATTTGAAATTTACCCTCAGATCCCGATGCTAAGTGAGTTTCGACAGCACCTGATGGTTGTTGTGAACCTAGAGACAATGCAGAAACAACTAATCTACCTGCACATCTAGCTACAACATACTTAATATCTTTAGGAACATCTTCTGCTGTTCCTTCGCTATCAGAATATCCTGCTTTATAAACAACTGTAATGTTTTGTAATCTAGCAGAAGACCATTTTTCTCTACCAACCTTACGGAGTCGTCCAAGACCAGGATAACTAACATAATCGTTAGTATTTCCCTCGGTAAGAGAGGTACCGTCTTCTGTAACTGAAGTTATAGAAACTATAGGAGAACGCTTTAAGAAGATATCTTCTGTCTTGTCTCCATCAAATTTTTCTGTTATTGATGCTGAATAGTTTGGGTTATATCCAATGTAGTTTGCTACAGCATCTTCTACTGTAGGAATTAATAAATTCGTACATGTAGCTTGATCTGTACTGCCTAGGTCAATACCAAGCACGCTTTCTACATCACTAAAAGTAGCGAGTGCCATTTAAAGTCTACTTATCTTCAGCTGGTTTTTTTGCTTTAGTTTCTGGTGCTTCTTTAGTAGCTGCTTTTTTCTTTGCAGGAGCTTTCTTTCCCCAACCTTGCTCTTTTAACCAAGCAGTAGGGTATTCTTTTCCAGCTTTTGCAATATTTTCAGCATTACTCTTTGGTAACTCAGACATAGGACCTTCCCAGATACTACCGTCTGACATCTTCCAAATAGATTTTTCTACTTTTGTAAATTCTGCCATGAAATTTTTTTCCTTAATCTTTAATAATAATTATACTATCGAAATTTGTAAGGGGCAGGTTTACTACCCCTCACAAAAATTTTTAACTCAATATGGATTACATATTTAGTAACTTGTGGAATCCTGTTTGTCTATAAACAGGGAAACCAACACGCATTGTTGCTCTAATAGCTAATTGATTCTTAACAAAGAAATCGCTATGGCTATCTGTGATGGCAAGGTCAATACCTTGTCTCATTACAACATTTGCACATTCGCCGCCACCGAACCTACCAACTAACACTGTGTTGTTTGGTATAGCAGTGGTCGGAACTACTTTAACACCCCAAATTTGGGCTGATGGTCCAGCACCCATTCCGCCGGCTGCAACAAAAAGAGGACTCTTTTCTGCATATCCTGCTGAAGAAGTACCTGCAAAGTCAGCACCAACTGAAGTCACGATTTGATTCCAGTCATTTGGGTGCATAACAATAGCATCAGGTTCTGTAAAGGAGTTTACACGAATATCAGTAATTGCATTATAGATTGCTCCAATTCTTCCCAAGTTACCGTTGTAACTGTTGAAGTCTGAAGAACCTACTGAGCTCTTACCTGCATCCAATAAACCTTCTAAGTTAGGGGCAGTACCGTTACCGGATATTAACTGTCCGTCTAATCTTAGCTTTAACATGGTTTGAAGTCTTGAGTTTACATAACCTTGAATTCCAGCTTCGTCAGAAAGCAATTCATCTGTAACAGGTATAAATACACCCATTTTTCTGATTGCTTCTGTCTTTTCTGTAAATGCAAGAGCAGCTTCGCCTATAGCAGCACCTTCAGCAGCTTCAGCTGCATTGTTGGTGAATGTAGTCTCTTCAAGATAACTAAAAGAGTTTTGGGTTGATTCGATTTGGTCGAATAGCCCAATAACTGCATTTGGATCTCTAAGAGCTGACTCTAATATTCCAGGCTCTCTCAAAACCTCAGGTGGATAACCTGTGGTTGTTAATGAAGTTTTAAATTCTGTTGGATTAAAGCCTACTTTGGCATCAATACCTTTTACTCCATTATTTTTGTAGTTCTTATAAGCGTCTGTGTTAACAAATTGCTCTCCAACTGATGTTGGTTGAACTTTCTCCGATTTATAAGTTGCTTCGGCTGGTTTTGAATCAGCTTCGATAGCTGCTTCATTTTTACTTTTAGTTGAAGCTAAATTTACTTCATCTACTAATCCAGCGAGTTCCGTGTTTCTGTCAGCAATAGCCTGCTTTTGGTCAGCAGTATATCTACCGTCTTCAACTGACTCAAAGAGTTCTTTTAATTCAACTCTTTTTGACGCTAACTTTTCACGAAGATCTTTAATGTCTTGTGACATGTTATTTGTCTCCTATTTCTAGTTTAGAATTTTTCTAAACTGTAGCTTATATTTCGTCTAATTCGGTTTCAGCTATAAGAGATTCAGTGACTGTATGTTGAGCCTCGAGAAGAATTCCATCTATTTCATCATCTTCTTCGTCTTCAACAACTTCTTCTTCAATAGAAACTTCTACTTCTTCAACTTCTTCTACTTCAGATTCTTCTACTTCTACTTCAACGACTTCTTCTGTATCTTCAGTTTCTACAACGGTATCACCTTGAGTTTCCTCAACAAGGTTGTCTTCTACTATTTCCTCAGATGAAGCTTCTTCGACTGTTTCAGTTTCAGCAACTTCTTCTTCTGTTTTTTCCGTATCAGGAATTTCTTCTTCTATTTGAGTAACAAGTGTTCCGACTTCGACAATGACTTCATCGATTTCGTTCCAAGCCTCATTTAAGTCTTCTTGAACTGCTCTTAAAGCATCCGTAGCTTTCTCCGACAATTTCCTACCATCCTGTGAACGCAAAGACCCTATAGCCTTCGCTCTTTCAACTAAGTCATCTAATGCGATAAGCACATCTTTGACTTCTTCCGAGAAACGCCTTCCTGACACGCTGGATTCGGTTTTTTCAGAAACTTCTTCAGACCCTTTGTTGCCACCTTGGCAGCATGCTTCATCTTTAGGATCTGATTTTAATTCTTTTTTACTCTCTTTATAACAAGAGCCATCTTCATCATGATTACATGAACCATATTTTTTTCCTTGAGTTTTCTCATAAATAGTATCTTCACCTGATTTAATTGCTAGTGTATATGTTTCTTGGTTTGCACCAACTAGCACAGGGGATACTTCATAAACTGTTAATTCTTTTAGATAACGAACATCATATTCATCGCCTTGCTCGTCTGATTTTTTAAAAGGTGCAACTTCTGAATCATCAACCCTAAAACCAAAAGACCATTGTTGTAAGTCTCCCATTGATTTTACTAAGTTGTATGCTTCTTTTCCTGCTTCTGTTTCCATAAAGAATGAACCTTTGAAAACAGCTTTTTCATTATCTTGTACTATTGTACCTTTACCTATTGGCTGATCCCATTTATGAGCAAACACCATTGGTACTTGTGTATCTTTAAAACCTGATTTTACAGCCCCAGGAACAACTACATCCCCGTCGCTGTCAACATTGCCGAAAACTGAAAAGACAGCTTCAACATTTCCTTTTTCATCACCCTCTTCTTTGATATTAAGTTCAAAGCTTTTAATTTCTTTATTGTCCATAC